CAGGAAGAAATAAGAAGTATATTAAATAGAAATTCCCTAGATTTATACTCTATTTCAGATCGAATAAAGAGCATCCTATACAAAGAACCAGAGAAGATAACAGGTGATACTGTACTTAGATCGGCTGATATGCTTCTAAGGCTACACAATGCCTACCCTGCTACGAAATCAGCTAGGCTTAACATCAATGTATCTGACAAATACAACGATCTTAAGTATCAAGATCTCATTAAAGAGTTAAAGACTACTAGGCACAACACTGAAAGATTACTTAGTGAACTTGAGCCTAAGTGAGCGTTTGTGCGATTATACTCGATTCAATTATAGCCTCAAGTTACCCCCATACCACCCGATTTTAATTTCAATATATATAGTTCTCACAGGTTAGAAATACGAAATATATTTTGAAACTATTGACACGGTAACGTTACAGTTATAGAATATAGGTATGAAATGTATTGAGTGCGGAAAAGAGTTCGTTCCGAAGCAGAAATATTGTTCTTCTAAGTGTAGAACCTATGCCTTTAGAAACGGATCCGTTACAGAACCTCATAACGATAACGTTACTGTTACAAAACCAGCAGAAAAAATTCCAAAGGTTTTTTCGGGTGGGTGGAATCCCGCACCGAAACCAGGAAGGAAAAAATGAAACAACAGATGTTATGGTGGGAAAAAAACTACAGAAATAAAAAACGTGAAAAGTGGGAACGCCGCAAAATTAACAAAGGAGACGAAGAATTAGAGAGGGAATTCCTTGATAAGTTAAAAGAAGGGGATACAGTATAACGATAGTATAGTAGTAATACCCCAATCTCCTTCCTCTTAGAAGGAAGTATATCACATCTGTCAAGTAATTGAAATATGGTAAAATAAAACTATGAAATTAACCAAAGAAGAAATTGATTCGATGGGGCAAGAGAGTGAAATAAAAGCGGCGAAGTGGGTTAAGGAAAAAGGTAAGGAAAAAGATAAAGAAGTTGAAAAGGAAGAAAGCAAGAAACTGGAAACTCTGGAACAGAAAACCAAGAGAGTGTTTTTGGATTATAAACAGACTTTAGCTGATATTTTGGACAAGGAGGCTTTTGTCGAGGAGTTTCCCAAAGAATGGAAGTATCACGTCGCTGTCACTGAAAAGGGAATTTGTATGTTCGTCGTCTCCCCTGAGAAAAAACTGTACGTCAGAGCCATTTCTCCAGTCAATGAACCGAAGTACGATCTGACGGCGGTCTATTCGATTTTAGAAAGTGTCTGGGTTTTAATTGAAAAGTATAATTCTACGAGAGGAATTTTAAATGGACGAGCCAGGAAACAAGTATAGGAAAGAAATTATTAACCAATTAGAAACCGAGAAAGCCCTTCAGGATAAACTCTTGCAGGATAAGGCAAAAGACGATTTGTTCATTTTTGATAAATATATTCTCCACGCCGAGGATGGGGTAGATAAAGTTCCCCTCGCTCCTTTCCACAGGGAACTATGTAATTTCGTCCAGGATAACGCCAATAAGAAGAAATTGATTCTAATCCCCAGAGGACACCTTAAATCCACTCTAATTACAGTCGGCTATTCTCTGTTCAGAATAGTTAAAGACCCCACAGTGCGTATCTTAATCCAAAACGCCACTTACCAGACGGCGGCAGATTTTGTCAGAGCGATAAAAAAGCATCTAACCGAAAACGAGGACTTGATTAGAATTTTCGGTGCTTTGGCTGAAGATCCTATAGAGTGGAGTGAGAACAGAATTACTTTAAAGTTATCAAAGAGTTCCGATAAGGGAAAAGAACCAACTGTAACAGGGTGGGGAGTAGAGACGACAAAAACTGGTCAACATTACGACGTCATCATCCACGACGATTTGGTGGAGAGGGAAAATATCGGGACTAGGGAACAGATTGATAAAGTCATTCTCCGTTATAAGGATTCCCTTGATCTACTAGAACCAAACGGGCAAATGATCGTTATCGGGACTAGATGGACGGATGGGGATTTGTATAACTGGATTCTTGACAAAGAAAATAACATAGTTAGTTCCTATGATGTGATGACCAGAAAAGCCCTAGTCTGGGAAGGTGATTTAGAGCAGGCACTTGTAACTGGGGAAAATATCAAGGAAATCTTGTGGCCTGAGAAGTTCACAGTTAAGGAGTTGGCGACCCGTTATAGGGAAAAAGGACCTTACGAGTTCTCCTGTCAGTATTTAAACGATCCCGTGCCAGATACCGATGCTACTTTCAAAAGAGAGTGGTTTCACTATTACGATCCCTCCGATATGGCGGGAAAGCTCTTAAACACTTATGTAACAGTCGACCCTGCTATTGCATTGGGGAAAGAAGCGGATTATACTGGAATTGTAGTAACATCAATCGATCAATACGGAAATATCTTTGTTCGAGAAGTAATACGGGCAAAACTAACACCGACTAACCTAATTAATGAATTATTTAGGGTTGCCGAGCGGTGGCATCCGCTTAGGATTGGAATAGAGGATGTTGCTTTTCAAAAGGCCTTATCTTATGGAATGAGAGAGGAGGCGTTAAGGAGAGGGCGTCATCTGCCGATAGAAGAAGTTAAGCCTGGTGCGAGGACAAAAGATCAGCGTATTAAGGCTCTCCAACCCCTTTATGCGGCGGGTAAAGTGTTTCACTATCGGGTTATGTCGAACAATATTTATTTAGAAGATGAATTGCTCCGATTCCCGAGAGGGCAGCACGACGATGTTATAGACGCCCTTTCCTACACGCTTTCGCTTTATAATAAACCGAGGGAACAGCGAGAATATTTTGAGAATCGCTATTTATACTGATGAACGAAGAACCAAAAATTAGATCTGATTACAAACCTTCCGATAAGGAAAAAGAAATCCTCAAGTGGGTTTATACCCGTTATCAGCAAATGAAAGATTCCCCAGACCGTACAGCAGCGGAGAAGAACTGGGATAAGTGGGAAAAACAATGGGAAGCGAATAGATCAGAGAAAAAGAGAGGGGAGTGGAAAAGTAATCATTATGTGCCACTGACAACCTCAATTGTTGAAACGGCGATGGCTGAAATAGTCGATCAGACCCCCCAACCACTCATTTTACCTAGAGGAAGTGAAGACACCCCAAAGGCGATGGTAATAAGCCATATTTTCCAGTACACTTGGGATGTAGCCGATGGAGATGTAGAACTTTCTAATGTACTGAAAGATTCCTTAATATTAGGGACTGGGATCGCCCAGGAGTTTTATTTAAAGGATAGAAGGTTAGTTCGCCACTTAAAAGTCGAAAAGGGTGGGGCGGAGACTTTTAACGAGGAAGAAACATTCGATTTTGACGATTGTTACATGGAAGCGGTAAAACTTCAGGATTTTTATATAGACGAGAAAGCTAGAGGATTTAATGGTCCTTATGGGGCTAGGGACTGTATCAGACGCTATATAATGAGTATTGATGATTTCAGAATATTTTTCTCTGGTGATGTTTGGGATCATCTAGGAAATGCCAAGAAAGTAGTGCCAGGAGGAGACACCAATTACTACGAGTTCTTCAAACCGCCAACAGGGATGGATCAGGGTAAAGAAGTTGAAGTTTTATGGTATTGGTCTAAGAAACCCGAAGATTGGCTAGTAATTGTCGCTAATGATGTAGTAGTTAGAATGGGACCGAATATTTATCGCCACAAACAACTACCATTCGCCAGATTAGTTGATATTAAGAGAACCCACCGATTTTACGGGAAAGGTGAAGCGGAGCTTTTGGAGAGTACCCAAGATGAGATAAATACCCTCCGCAGAATGGTAATAGACCGAAACCATCTTGACATTGATAAAATGTTCTTTGTTTCCAATAACTTGAGTCTAAACGACGAAGATTTGATCGCTAGGCCTCACGGGATGATTCCAACTGATGATGTCAACGCAGCGAAGCCGATAGAGTATGGGGATATTCCAAGAAGTGTTGATTTATCAATTAAATTACTCGGAGACGATGCAACTACTTCTACAGGAATAGACCCAAGAAGTGCGAGCCTACCGACTATCGGGACGGCGACAGAGGCGGCTATTATTAAGGAAAGTGCTCTAAAGAGAATCAGAATGAAGATGAGGATACTAGAGAGAGAATTTTTAGTTAATGTGGCGAGACTTAGGGTAGCCAACATTATTCAGTTCTATTCTCAGCCAAAGCTAGAAAAGATTATTGGTCAGAAGGGGACTGAAGAATATAAGGCTCAAATAGCCAAATTATCAGCACAGGGTTTACTAGAGGTGGTTAATGGTCAGCCGATGAAAAAATCCTACAAAGAACTTAGATTAGAGAATAAAGAGATAAATTTTGATGAGACTGGAACTCCGCAGGAAAAGGCGATTTCAGGATTCTCTTTCTTCCAACTAAAGCCAGAATATTTTATTCCAACAGCAGCGGGCGGATATGATGTTAAATTTGCGGCAGGGAGTACACTACCGATTTCAAAGCCTCTACAACAGAGTAAAGTTACAGAAATGTATGATCGACTTATTCAACTGGCGATTGCAGGGATAGCTTACGATCCAGCAAAATTAGGAGATGCTTTACTTAAAGTCAACGACCAGAACCCCGATGATTTCAAGGTTGAGAAGGAAATAAACCAGCAAGTACCAGAAGCTAGATTGGAACAGTTAATCGAACTAGCAGGTATGGAAAATCAGAATATGATGAAAGGTCAGAATGTACCACCGACCCCATACGCCAGCCCCGCCCATAGTCAGATTCACGCTGAGTTTATGAACTCCGATACTTATCAGAGGCTTCCAAACGAATCTCCGATAGTACAGATGTTTATAGATCATATTATGGGGGAGTTATTAGCTCAGACTCAAAGAGGTATGGCAGGAACAACGGAATCAGGAGCAGGATTACCTGCTAGACCCCAAAATCAAATTCCACCCGAAGCTGGAAATAAACCTTTAGTTGGAGATATGAGTGGAGGAAACAAACAGCTACAGGCGACTGTTCCTGCGTTAATTCAAGGTGGGGGGCAAGCCCCTCATGGGATATAATGGCACAAAAAATAAGGGTAACTAGCAAAATTAGAGCAATTTTAGATGGAATGAGTATTCAAGAAGTGCAATTTTTCGCTAATATTGCCGAAAGTAAGGAATTTCCGACCTTCAAAGAGTATGTGAGGCGGATGATTGACTACGAAAAAGAGTATTTTTTCAATTTAAATGAGGGAGACCCGCAGAAACTAGCGATTGAGAAAGCTCACGCTAGAGGGAAGGTTGCTAGTTTAGCGGATTTGGTGTATATTTTAATAGGAGCTAGTGAAGAATTAGAAAAACGACTAAAAAAGGAATAATATGGCACAATTTGACTATTTAGATCAAGTAAAAAACCGACTTATGGAGCAATTTTCTCCAACTTCGGGTAGTGCTAACCCAACTTTGCCACCGAACTATGGACAAACAGCACCAGCACCCGATTTAGGGATGCCAGCAGGCGGTCAGGGTGCTCCAACAGCCCCAACAGGCATGGAAAACTATTTACCGACTCCAGAAACAGGAATACCTCAACCACAAAGCCAACCAATGATGCCAGCAGCCACAGCGATGCCCGATTTGGGTAATATTACCCTAAATCAGCTAGTAGGGATGGGATTATCCGCATTATTGACAGGTTTATTGGCTCAACAGTCACCAATGCAAGCACCAGTGCAGGGTGGTGGAACACCTGAGATGGGAGCAGGAACAAATGCCTTACCGCAGTGAAAAACAGAGACGTTATATGCACGCAAAACACCCAGATATAGCTAAGAGGTGGGATAAAAAGTACGGGGGCAAGGTAGTCAAGAAAAAGAAGAAGAAGTGACCCCCTTGACAGTTTAAATAAATATACTTCATAATTAAGTTGATGGAAGGTACGTCTTTAGGCGTACCTATTTTATAACTTGGGCAGCTCTGAAAGGAGTCCAAATGGCAGAAGAACAAAAGGTTCCCGCAGAGGGGCAGACCGAACAGAAAGCTCCAGTTACTCCTGAAACTGGGAAGGCTGAGGTAAGTCAGGAAGCACCTTCTACAAGTCCATACGCTGGAAAGTCCACCGAGGATTTGGTGAAAATGTATACCGAATTAGAAAAGAAACTCGGAGAACAGTCTGGCGAGTTGGGTGAACATAGAAAGTATCGAGATCAGATGGATGTGGTCTTACGGGCAATTTACTCGGATACCGACCTATATAATAAGGTAGATACGAAGATTAAAGAACAACAAGGAATAACAACCGAAGTTCCAAAAGAAACTAAAGCACCTGAAGTAGCACCAACTGTCGATAACGATACAAGACGAGCAGTAGAAAACCAAATCATCGCTGACTTTGAAAGGAAGTACGGATTAGAAAACCTACCTCCTGAAAAGAAGCGAGAGATGCACGTTAAAATTGGTAATGCCCTAGCCAGATTGGCTGATCCAGGAGGCAAGAAAACGTATGCCGAGATATTAAATTCAATATCTTTGCAGAACCTTCCTAGCTTTCTTGAGGATTCGTATTTTATCGCTAATAAGAGCGAGTTAATCGAAACAGCTAAACTGGAAGCATTGACTAGAAATAGGGAAAATGAAGGGGCAACCATAGGAAGTATTCCTTCTTCAAGTGGTAACAGTTCATCAGTTGAATTAACACCAGCAGAGAGGGAAACAGCAGAGAAGATGCGGATTCCGCCAGATAAGTATCTGGAGAGGAAGAAGCAAATTATTAAAGAAACAGAAAGTTAAGGAGTAAATTATGGCTAAGACATCAAATTTAGGATTCTTCCTAAGAAAGTCCCTAGTAGGGATAGATGCTCCGCCAGTTCTTGAGTACATCATAACTACTTCGGCTCAGATCACGATTGGGGATGCGGTAGAAATTACCGATGACCCAGGCTATGCAAATGTTTGCGATGCCGATGACAAAGTAGCAGGAGTAGCTGTCGGTATTGTCACTGTGGATGGTATCAATATCTTCGGACCGAACGCACCTACAGTTAATGGTACGATCTCTGGGGATGATACCTACACCGCCTCAGCGACAAACAAGACAGTCAACCAAGTGAAAGTACAGATAGTAATTCCAGAAAATGCGTTATTTTATAATGAAGCCGATTCTACGCTTACCTTAGCAGAAGTAGGACGATATTTCGCCCTAACTGCTACAGGTGACCAAGTCACGGGAACGGGCGATGGCACAGCTAGGACAGCACAACTAGTTGAGTGCCTAAGTTTAGCAGGTGGTCCAAATGGTGGTGGAGAGGGTCTATTTAGAATCTCTCGATCTCACTGGACTAACGTAGCTTAAAGGAGAAATATGGCAACATATCGAGCAAATTTTGGTGATCTCCTAGAACCAGGCTTCCGACAGATCTTCGACGACAAATACGCCGAAGTACCGCAAATTCTGGAGCAAATCTTTCACATGAACTCTAGTAGCAAGCAGGATGAAAAAGATTCTGCGGTTACTGGATTTGGATTGATGCAGCTCACAGCAGAGGGAGCACCGATAGATTACGAGGATCCAGTACAAATGTACGACGTGAGTTATACTCACCTAAAGTACACCAAGGGATTCAAAGTAAGTAAGGAAATGGTTGAAGATGACCAGTACAATGTAATAAGTAAGAAACCAGCCGCATTGGCTAGATCAGCTCGAAGAACAAGAGAACGTGAAGCAGCTCAAGTTCTTAATAGAGCTTTCACAGCCGCTTATGCGGGTGGCGATGGACAGGAGCTTTGTTCTACCCTTCACCCAAGAAGTGATGGTGGAGCAACTCAAAGCAACGCTTCAGCAACAGGTATAACCCTGTCTGAAGTAAACCTCGAAACAGCCATTCTGGCGATGAGAGGACAACTAGACGACAAGGGAATGAGGATAGATGTTTATCCAGATACAATTTTAGTTCCTATTGACCTAAGAAAAACCGCTCACTTAATTATTGATTCCGATAAGAGAAGTCACACAGCGGATAATGATCTTAACGTCTACAAAGGAGCCTTCAAGATTATTGACTGGATCTACATGGACGCAGACCACACGAGATGGTTCCTGATTGATTCTAATCAACACGAATTAAACTGGTTTGACAGAGTAAAGCCAGAATTTAAGCAGGACGACTCATTCGACACCGACATGGCACTCTTTAAATGCCGACAACGATTCTCCAGAGGATGGAGCGATTGGAGAGGTATTTGGGGTTCA